GCGTGTAGCGTCCATAGCGAGCATTGGGTGTATAGTGAGTGCCAAGGCATCAATTCTAGCTCTAATCTCTGCATCGAGGGCCTTTTGGCTATTGTAGCCCTTCTCACAGATACCACGTCCCCAAAAGAGGCCGGGGACGATGTCCCACTGAAAGGCCACAATAGGACGGTCTTGCATCATAAAGGGATTCTCTTCGGCCTTCAATATGACCCCTTCGTTAGCAATAATGACCACAGCCTCAACCCAATAGGATTCCTCTGTGTCTTTGGAGTCCTCAGGGTCATCAGAGATAAGCTGTATTACAACTTCATTCTCTCCCGCTGGTGCCTGCCCCTGCGCTAATTTGAGCAAGTGACGTGGGACAAGGCCCCAGTATTTCAACAGTCTCACCTTATCCATGTAGGGCACTGTATCCAACTCAGGGTCAGGTTCAATGTCTGTGTCTTGGGCGGCGGTGCCAACGTAGACATCCTTATAAATACCCTTTTCCTGCATTTCTTTGATGTAGTGTGCAGGGACGAAGGTGTCTGAGGCGCATCCGTGGGCCGACTCAATCGAAGTAGCTACGGGGTCGATGAGGAAGTTCTTGGCTTGAATGGGTAGCATTTTGATTACTGTGCGAGTCTGTATATTTACACCCACCATCTCCACTTGCCCATCCATTGCGGGCTCTGTGGCTGGGACCATCTCTTTGATTTCCTCTAGAACCACCTCAGCCACACCTGTGCCATACACGGCGGCATTTATGAGGACTTCTGAACAGGCCTGTCTAATCTTTTGTGTTCTAAAGTCTTCGTCCATTTTTGTTCGTAGTAGAGCAACATCCATTTCATCTTGGTCTTCTGAGTCATCGCGGATAGAAAAGAGTTGCCCGTGGCCGAAAGTAGCTTCTTCAATCTCAGACACACTTGACTCCACCGCCTGCTGCAAGGCGGGTGTGACGATTCTGGAGCGTTCTGTGGAGCGAGTGCTATCTTCGGCTCGCCACATTCCTCTCCATAGACGATAGTACTCGTCCCACTGTGAGTAGAAATTGCTTTCAATGAAGTCTGTCCATTCTTGTGTTTTCCATAGTACGTAGGATTCTAGAGAGCTGTGGCCCTCTAGAATGGGGTCGTTTAGGGTGTCGTCTCCGGGGGTGTTTACAATTTTGCCTTCGGTTGCGTATGCTGTGGCCATTAGGTATTCCTTGGTTTTACGGTGACAAATCTTTGTAGAAGTGTATGTAGTTCTTGATGAGGTGTAAGAAGTCCGTTATGGTGTCTTCGAGCAAGATATTACCATTATTGTAGTCATAGTGTCTGATGATGCCCGTTAGCTCAAAAGTAGTAGCTCCGTCCGACATAGTAACAACGATAGTATCACCCATCTGGATGCTCTTAGCGGGGTCTGTGGGTGTTGCTATAAGTGTCAGTGAGGGCATCTCTAGTATCCTGAATCGTCATCGAGGGGTGTCCAGTCTTCGAGGTCATCCAAAGACGAGGGATAAGGCACTGTAGCGAGTTGGTCAATATATGACAGAGCGTCTACAAGGTCATCATGAGTGAGTTTGGAGGGGAATTGGAACAATTGGTCTAAAAATGTGGCATTCCAGTCACCTTTGTTCAAGGTGATGCGTTTGTTCTCCATTCTCCCTTGGAGTGCCCATACTATGCGGTCTACTTTCTTCTTATTGCCGTGGGTCAACATTTCAACCCTAAAGTGCCTATTTTGTTGTCTCTGTAAGTCTGAGAGGGGGCTCATAACGGCTTGCTGAGCAATTCCACGCTCTATGCCCACTGATATGGGCTTGTTCTCAGCAACGGCCTGAAAGATGCGTCTCGCGGTCTCATGTAAGTCCCAGCGGCCATGGATGATGGTTTTGACCCACCAATCACCCTTAGGGGTCACCTTAACCACTGCTATTGCTGTTTGGTCCAGCCTTGTGTTTCTTATGCCCTTTCCGACCTCTTCGAAACCAGCGAGGTCACAGGCAATGTAGTAATCGCCCTCTTTGGGTTCATCTTCGGACCACAATAGCCATTCTTCCCTAAATAGCTCTGAGTCCTTGGCTTCAAATTTAGCGAGGAACTCTTGGCGGAAGGCGAAGGAAGACATGCTTTTCTTGGCACCATCAATCTCCTCTTTGCTCAACATTGGGTTATCGTACGATGTGAGGTGCCAAGACTTCCACTCAGGGTCCCCTGACACTGATGCGTACTGAAATAACTCCCAAAAGTGATTTCTTCCTGTGGGGGTACCAATAAACACTGCATCACCCCTTTGGTCAGCCAAAGCGGGTCTGAGGACCTCTTCCCACACTGTGGGCTTCATTCCTGCGTACTCATCTAGCACAACGAACTTGAGGGACACTCCTCGCATGGTATCGGGCCTATCGGACCCTTTGAGGGAGATTGTAGACCCATTGATGAGAGTGAGCTGCAAATTGTTGATGTGGGCGGTCTTTATTACAGGGCGACCCACGTCCATCAAAACAGACCACATTACGTCTCTAGCTTGCCCCTGTGTTTGTGCCACATAGAAGACGTGTCCTTTGTCGGACCCCAAAGCCTCTACAAGCAACCTGTAGGCCGCATAGCGACTCTTACCACACCTTCGGCCAGCAGCAATGACTTTGAAGCGTGTAGGGTCTGACCATACGTCCTTTTGCCAGGGCAATAGACCAATGTCTAAAGACGTGCCTTCACTTTCCATTAATTCAGGCATCCTCTGGGTCCCCTTCATGTACTAGAGGGGGGCCATTGGGGTCTTCGTTGACTGAGACCCCTTCGACACCAGTAATGTTCACAGTGATAGCGGCTCTGGAGCCACTTTGTGCCACTTTATCGAATCCACTAACTGGTACTATACGGTCCACTACAATCTTCCAAGCAGCAGCTTGGTTTTTATGGTTGTCATCTAGGGCCGCTTTAAAGATACTGTCTATCACCTTACGTGATTTAGGAGAGCTTAGCATCCTTTGTCTATAGGCCTTCATTATGCTAGCTTCGCCTTTAGGACGACCTATTGGATTTTTTACCTTTTTTGGTCTCCCTACAGGATTGCCAGTAGGGGGGTTTTTGGTAGACATGCAGTGAATTCTCCTACACAAGGGTTCACAAGAAGTGTTACTTAGCTATGTTTTAAGTTGTATGGTGTTGTTTGAATGAAGTGGATGAAGTAAATACTTAAAGTGTCACTGTGGTGATGAGTGTTCAGATAGAGTTGTTAGGTAAATAGAGAAGTTCATCTTCTTTCTCATTATGGGGTAACTATGCCAATAGTGTACCACACTTTTCCCTAAATGTGTCCAAATTAAATGAAAATAACATAATTTAGACCCAAAGGGCCACTTCAAGGTCTAATTTGACCCCCCTCAGTGATGTCCCTTGTCTCCTTGCGTGTTCAAGTATAACCTTTTGTTATATAGGGGCTTTTTCTAAATTACTTTTTCATATATACTAGAGGGTACCACCAATAATTAAAGTGAACACAAACCCCTCGGGCCCCTTCGTCTGCTCTGCCCCTCAGTGCCCTTATGACACCTACTGTACCACCCGAGGGCCCATGTCAATACTGTATGGATATACATGTAGCCATAAGCTACAGGCCAGGCCCTTAGCATACCCGAGGGCAGAGTGCAAGCACATTGAATGGTATTATTCACACTCCTTTTGGTTGACAATCGGACACAAGTGTGGGCCAGTGTGGCACCCTATAGCTAGCCACTACTACCACAGATAGACACATAATACAAGCACTCAATATCAATGACTACTCTATACATGCGCGCGTATGCGAGTACCATAGGGCCACTTCAATTGCAAGCCAATGACATTACAATATGGTAATGTACAAGGGCACACAACTGTGTATACTTCACCACTCAATTCACAAGCACACAGAGACACAGCACAATGGACACACAATTACACGCGCAACTGGTACGTAGTGGTTATAGCACCACGGAAGCAACACAGATACTGTCTACACTCACGCCTATAGCGCGTAGCTATAATGCACTGGTAGCCTGTGTCGAAGCACTCACTACACGACAAGTCTGGAGTACGTAAACTATGTATATGAATAAAGCAAAGCGCAAGGCAATCACTGAGTTA